TCGAGACCGTGCGCCAGGACGTGGCGGATGGGATCGTGCGCCAGGTGTCCATCGGATACCGCGTCTTTGCCTATAAGGACGTGACCCCCGAGGGATCCAAGGTGCGCGTGCTCCGCGCCACGAAATGGGAACCTTTCGAGGTGTCTTTCCTGCCGGTGGCCGCCGATGCGGGTGCCGGCATTCGAGCAGAAGCCGACGACCCCTCGATGATGCGCGCGGCCGAGCTCGGCCCGCATGAGTGCACCATCGAGACCACCAACCCCGAGCGATTCAGGACCATGGCCAAACCGACGACCTCCGGGCCGGCCGCCCAGCCCGGCCAAGATTCCCCGCCCACCGGCGCCGGCCCCGGCGCCGCGCCGGCCAACCCCAACCCCGAGACCGGGGGCGAGCGCGCCGAGGGTGATCCGCCCGCCGACCCGCCCGCAACCCCGCCCGCCGACTCGCCCGCCGATCCGCCCGCGGACGGTGCGCGCGGTGAGGCTCCCGCCGCGCCGGCTCCGGCGCCGGCTCCCGCCTCGCCCGAGACCGACCCCGCCCAGGTGCGCGCGGAGGAGCGCGCCCGCCAGAGCTCCATCCGCGACCTGGCGCGGCGCCTGGACCTCCCCGAGGCCTGGTGCACCCGCCAGATCGACGGGGACGTACCCCTGGCCGATGCCCGCGTGCGCGCCCTCGAGGCCGCGGCCGAGCGGGACACCCAGCTCGGTGGCGGTGGCTCCCACGTGACCACCGTGCGCTCCGAGATGGACACCGCCGCCCGCGGGATCGAGACCTGGCTCCTGCACCGCGCCGGCTACCAGGAGCGCGGTGAGGACGGCTCCCTCAACCTGCCCGAGCTCGACGACGGCGCGCGCCGGTTCCGCGGCATGCGCATGGTGGACCTCGGCCGGTGGTGGATGGAGAACGCCCACGGGGTCCGGTGCGAGGGCCTCGTGCCGATGGAGGTGGCCACCCGTGCCCTGCACGGCCAGAGCCATTTCCCCGAGCTCCTCGCCAACGTGGCCAAGAAGTTCCTGCGCACCGCGTACGACGAGAGCCCGCGGACGTTCACCCGGTTCAGCACCCGCAAGGACCTGCCCGACTTCAAGCAGGCCAAGGTGGTGCAGCTCGGTGGCGCGCCCTCCCTCGTCAAGCTCGAGGCCCAGGGTGAGGTGACCCGCGGGGTGCTCGGTGAGTATGCCGAGCCGGCCCTGCTCTCCACCTACGCCATCATGCTCGGCCTCACCCGCCAAGCCATGGTCTCGGACGACCTCGACGGCTTCTCCCGGATCCCGCGCGGATTCGGCGCCGCCGCCGCGGCCACCGAGGGTGACCTGGCTTACGCCCTGCTCACGGACAACGTGACCATGAGCGACGGTACGGCCCTCTTCGATGCCGGCCACGCCAACCTCTCGGTGGGCACCCTCAACCCGGCCACGCCCGGCACCGGCCTCACGAGCATGCGCAAGGTGATGCGCAAGCAAACGGGGATCGCGGGCCGCATCCTCAACCTGGCCCTGCGCTACCTGATCGTGCCGGCGGCCCTCGAGACTCACGCCCAACAGGCCACCGGGGTGGTCAACCCCAACGCCCCCACCGGTGTCAACCCGTTTGCCAGCCTCTCCCAGGGGGTGATCCCCGAGCCCCGGCTCGACGCCACCTCGGAGACGGTTTTCTACGGGGCATGCGACCCGGCCCAATGCGATACGCTCATGTACGGCTATCTCGAGGGCATGGGTGAGGGCCCGCGGGTGGAGACCCGCGCCGGCTGGAACGTGGACGGCACCGAGATCCGGTGCCTGCACGATTTCTACGTCATCGCCGCCGACTTCCGCGGCATGGTCAAGAGCGACGGGGCCGAGCCCGCGTAGGCCTCCCGGAATCGGACACCACCCCGGGCGGGGGTGAGCTCGGCTACCCACCCCCGCCGTGAACGGGCCAAGAAGAGACACCGCCAAGGGGCCCGGCCGAGGGGCCCCGCGGCATCCCCAACCCGATCAATCCCATGCCCGATCTCGATTACGTACAGCCCGGCGATTCCCTCACCTTCCCCGTGGCCGGCGCCGCCCTCACGGCCGGTGATTGGCTCGTGGTGGGCGCCATCCTCGGGGTGGTCAAGGAGGACGCCGCCAGCGGCGCGCCCTACACCATCCAGGTGCGCGGTGTGTTCCGAAACGCCCCCAAGACCACCGGCGCCGCCTGGACCGTGGGGGACGTGCTCTACTGGGAGACCACCGGCCCCTCCTTCACCAAGACCGCCAGCGGCAACACCGAGAAGGGGTACGCCGCCGCCGCCGCCGCCTCGGCCGCGGCCGTCGGCACCGTGCTCCTCACCAACGCCAGCGGCCTGGCCGTGCCCTAGCGCGTGACTCCCCGCTCCGGCGGGGATCCCACCGTGGGATGGGCCGAGCAGGTAGGAAACGTCCAGGACCACGCCACGCGGACCTTTGGCGAGCGTGGCGTGGGCCTGGTTCGATGGAAGCCTGCAGCCGGCGGGGAGTACCTGGTGCGCGGGATCTTCCGCGCGCCGCATATCGCCCTGGACGGTGAGCTCGAGGCGGGGATCTCGGAGACCGAGCCCCGCCTCGGTGTCAAGATCGAGGACCTGCCGGCCGAGCCCCTCAAGGATGATCTGGTGGAGGTGCCGGATGGAGGGACCGAGTACCGGGTGATCGACGTGCAGCCCGATGGGGAGGGCATGGCCGACCTGATCCTGCACGAGGTGGTGACGTGACCCTGCAGGCCAAGCGCATCCGCCTCGAGGTGCTCAACCTCCTCCTGGCCGGCAGCACCGCCGCCGAGAATCGGATCAAGGAGGACGATTCCACCCCGGTGCGCCTCTCCGAGATCCGAAAGCCCGAGCTCCGCCTGCACGTGCGCTCGGAGGACATCGAGCAGCGCGGCACCGCACCCCTGCAGTTTCTCCACCGCCTGCGCCTGGCCGTGGAGGGGTACGTGGCCGAGAGTGCCAACGCCAAGGACCTCGACGGTGCCGTGCTCTCCCAGGACGACGTGGCCGACGACCTGGTGCACCAGATCCTCGACCTCCTCCTCCCCAAGATCCGCCTGCCCGGGATCGACCCCGAGCACGTGGCCCTCGACGCCTCCGCCTGCACCTATGAGGGCCGCGAGACTCAAGACGAGTGGCAGGGGACCCGCCCAGAGGGCACCTTCCGCCTCACCTTCGTCTATGCCTACAGCACCCAGTGGCCGGAGCAGGCCACGGCCACCTTGGACGCCCTGGGGGAGTTCGGGGTGGACTGGAACCTGGCCCCGCCGGATGTCAACCTGGAGGCCCAGGACACGATCACCCTTCCCACGAGCTAACCCGCCGATGGATACCCACCTCACCCTCCGCCCCACGACAGCACCCGAGGGCATGGATGTGCCCAAGGAGCTCGAGGGCCGCCGCCTGGTGGCCTTCCCGGACCGCCCGGCCAAGCCCCTCGCCCCCGAGGGTGAGCGGGTCCGCATGTCCACGTACTGGGCCCGCCGCCTGGCCTGCGAGGACGTGGAGACCGTGGCCGCCCCGGCCAAGCCCACCCGCAAGCCCACCCGCACCGAGGAGTAGCCCGCCATGGTCAGTTTCACCGGCATCCCCGCCAACCTCCTGGTGCCCGGATTCTGGGCCGAGTTCGATGCGAGCGCGGCCCAGCAAGGGCCCAGCATCCAAACCTACCGCATCCTGGCGCTCGGCCAGAAACTCGCCGCCGGCACGGTGGCCGAGCTCGTGCCCAAGACCTGCACGAGCGCGGACCAGGTGGGCGAGTACTTCGGCCGCGGATCCATGCTCCACGGCATGGCCATCGCCCTGTTTGCAAACAACCGATTTACCTCGGCCACCTTCGTGGCGATCGACGACGCCGCGGCCTCGGTGGCCGCCACCCAGACCGTGGTGGTGGCCGGCACCGCGACCGAGGCCGGCACCGTGGCGCTCTACTGTGCCGGCCGGCGCGTGACCGCGACGGTGGCCAGCGGGGACGCCGCCACCGCCGTGCGGGACGCCCTGGTGGCCGCGATCACCGCGGATGACACCATCCCATTTACCGCGGCGGCCGGCACCGGCGGAGGGGACATCGACCTCACCGCCCGGAACAAGGGCACCCGCGGCAACCAGCTCGACGTGCGGCATTCCTACAACGCGGGGGAGGCCCTGCCCGCCGGCATCACCCTCACCGTGCCGGGGTTCTCGAGCGGCGCCACGGATCCGGATATCTCCGAGTTCTGGGCGGTGCTGGGAGAGACCCAGTACAACGTGATTGCCAACCCCTGGACGGACGCCACCAACCTCACCGCGCTCAACACCGAGCTCGAGGAGCGGTGGGGGCCCATCCGGGCCATCGAGGGGGTGGCCATCTCGGCGATCCAGGACACCCACGCCAACCTGCTCACCGCCGCGGCCTCCCAGAAGACCCGGAAGCTGTGGAGCATCATGGGGTACGCGAGCGCGCCCACGCCCGACTACGAATGGGCCGCGGCCATCGCGGGAGTGGTGGCCGGCGCGGCCCAGGCCGATCCCGGCCGGCCCTTCCAAACCCTCGAGCTCAAGGGGGTCCTGGGCCCGGAGACCGCCGACGATTGGACCGTGGCCGAGCGCAACCTGCTCCTGCTCGGCGGAGTGGCCACGTACAAGATCGACGGGGGCGGGGCGGTGCGCATCGAGCGCCTGGTTTCGACGTGGAGCGAGAATCCCCAGGGGGGTCCGGATACGACCTTCCGGGACATCAACACCCCGCTAACCCTGGGGTACCTGCGTTTCGACCTGCGCGCCCAGATGCTCGCCAGCTATCCCCGCCACAAGCTGGGCAACGACGGCACCCGATACGGTGCCGGCCAGCCCGTGGTCACCCCGCGCGAGATCGAGGCCAAGGTGGTGGCGATCGCCCAGGGGTGGGCCGAGCTCGCCCTCATCGAGGACCTTGACACCTTCGCCGCCAACCTGGTGGTGGAGCGCAACGCGACCGACCCCAACCGCCTGGACCTGCTCCTGCCCCCGGACATCATCAACCAGTTCCGGGTGGGCGCGGCCTCCATCCAATTCCTGCTCTAGGAGGGCACGACCATGAACGGACCCGTAGGGGGAACCATCTTCCTCAAGGCCAACGGGGCGCGCCTCCAGGCCAAGGGGAATTTCCAGTATCGCCGCCCCTCGGTGGTGCGCGAGACCGTGATCGGCGCGGACGGCCCGCACGGTTACAAGATCCAGCACCAGGCCGGCCGCATTGAGGGGGAGATCACCTTGGACGGCTCCCTCACCCTCGCCCAGCTCCAGGCCCAAACCGATGTGACCATCTCCCTGGAGACGGCCCGCGGGGACGTGCTCACCCTCACCGGTGCGTACTTCGTCGGGGAGGCCATGGCCAACACCGAGGAGGGCAACGTGGCGGTGGCCTGGGAGAGTTCCCAAGGCGAGCTCGTGCCCGCATCGTAGACACCGAACCCGCAACCTCCGGGGAGCTCGGCCTGGGCGCCGGCTCCCCGTGACCTTGGGAGGATCCCATGCCCAAGCCCACGACCGATCCCGCTCCCGACTCCGCCGCCACCCCCGACGAGGAGCCCAAGCGGCCGGAGCCCCGCCCCCAATCCGATGGGCCGGCCATCGTCCACCGCCTCGAGCTCCAGGTGCCGATCCGGTGGGGCTCCGAGGTGGTGCGCGTGCTCGAATTCCAGCGCGCCCACGGCAAGCACGTTTTCGCCACCGAGGCGGACGATACGACCATCGGCCAGCCCTTCCGCATCGCCGCGAAGCTGGCCCGCGTGCCGTACGAGCTCCTCGAGGAGCTCGAGCTCGAGGACGCCGCCGCCGTGCAGGAGTACACCCTGGGGGTGCTCCGCCCTTTGCGCGAGGCGGTGGCGCGGGTCTCGATGCGTGGCGCCGCACCCTCGGAGCCCTAGCCTCCGCCTGCGGGTGGGAGCCCCGCACCCTGCTCGAGCTGACCTGGGAAGAGGCGGAGTGGTGGCTCGAGGCCATCGGGGACGCTAGAAAGGGGGGGAAGGGATCCCCCTAGCATGGCCCTCTCCTCCTTCCCCCTCTCGGTTGTCATCTCCGGGGTTGACCGCCTCTCGGCCCCCCTCGGCCGGATGGGCGGCAAGCTGGACGCTTTCGGCGGCAAGGCCAAGAAGGTGGGCAGCGCGCTATCCCTGGGAGTGACCGCGCCCCTGCTCGGCCTCGGCACCCTGGCTCTCTCCACCGCCACGGATTACGAATCCTCGATGCTCCGGGTGGGTGCCCTCACC